CCCAACACGACACGACCCTGTCAAAAGGGTTGCGCAAAAAAACTGCATATATCTGCGGCTTTTTATAACAATCCTTTGGCTTGATATTTTTCAACTCCTGAAGCATTAAAGCTTTGTGGTGATGATTCGCTTGCTGCTCTTTATCATAACCCATGCCAGCCAGAACGGCATGTTTTATTGAACTGTTGGCATTCTTTGGAATTGTAAAAATCCTAATGCCTGGCTGGCAAATAACCGTTTTTGAACCCATTTAAACAGACCCCGAAAAAACTTTATGTGCGCCATATTTCCTGATTCTCTCCAAGCGGTGTTTTTCATTTTCAGACATAACACCACCAGGTCTTTGCATAAAACCGCCAAGCCCTGAACAGTCTTTGCAAAGCCCATCAAACCTATTTTGCCGCCACTGAGCAAACGCATTGCCCTCCCAGGCCGCCTGCAGGTCTTCAACTGTATTCATGTCACGAATATTGCCAAACGCCGGGCTGCCTTTATGATTTATACAACATGTTGTAAGGTCACCAATTGCCGAAAAATTTATATTATGCTGCGGCTGGTTACATAGCACCGCGCCGTCCCTGGTTGCCTTTTCTGGCATAACATCAACAAAAGCATGCTCTTTTTTGTGAACAATTTTTATTCTTTTGCGCACGCCACTGAAAAACCTTGAAAATTCAGAAAAATGCCCCTTATTGTGCTCGCCTTCAGTAAACCTTACCCATATTTCAGCGCATTTCTTGCCAATAAATTCAAGTTCTGAAGCTTTTTCAATTGCTGCAGCAATGTTTTTCAGTACCTTCAAGCACTGGTTTTCTTTGCCATGAATTTTGCCATAAATCACCGGGTCAACAGCATCAACAGAAAAGCAAATCCTGGTAAATGACCTTAAAAGCTTTTCCAGGTCATGCTTTTCAAGCGCAACGCCATTGGTATTAATTAAAACGTACTCAGTAAACCGGCGCGTTTTCATGGCATATTCACCCCGCCATGCAAGGTCGTCAACAATCAGCGGGTCACCAAGCGGCCCGCACAAGCTTAACCGGTTCACGGATCTGACTTGTGCAACCAGGTCAATCATTTTTGTGTAAAGCTTAAATGGTAAGGTTACCGGCATATCATTTTCAGAAAATTCAATCATTTTTGATGCAACCGCACCACTATTTGACCGCCAACAAAAAGAACAAGATTGATTGCAAAGCGCCGTCTGGTCTGTCACCATTGTTGTTGGATTATACAATAAATCAATCAAACCGCATGCTCCATATATGGTGAAAGCAACCGTTCAACACCGAACGGCATCGACTTGACGTTTCCAGCGCTCACAGCTTCACGATTTTCATACCAGTGCGCAACAAGTAAATAAATAGCATGCTGAATTGCTTCAGGAACCGTGGTAACTGCAGGGCTGCCACTATCTTGATAACCACACTGAAATTGCACCCTCACCGAGTCCGGTTCACCAGACAAAACAGGCCAGACATACCCGTCATTAAGCCGAATAATGCTGCCCCCGCCTCCGCCTTGTATGACGCGGTAAGCTGAAGCACTGAGCGTTTGAAGTGCCTGGCTGGAGTCCAAATATTTCACGCTATCAACATCAATGGTTGGCGGGCGCGGCAATAAAATGCCTTCGTGCGGAAAACAGGAAATGACATATTCCCAGGTTTGCGGGCGCAATGCCCTGCCCAAGATACCGTCCCGACCGTCCAAGTGATCAATTGCCGCATTGATATAAATCTGAATTAGTGTGTCGTCGTCAGAAATATCAATTCTGGCATGTGATTTAAATTGCGCAACTGTGATAATGTCGCCGGTTGGCGCGGTTACAAGTCTAAGCATTGCAAAGCCTTTTCAATGTTCATTTTGGGGTAACCCCTTAAAGCACTATCTTTATTCAGGTTAATCACCTGAACACCCAATTCACTAAATTCTTTGGAAGCTCTATCAAAAATTGAACCCCAGGCCCTTAAGTGATTATCTGACGGGTTTTGCAACGGCCTTTGATGTTCACCAAAAAAATGAACACCGTTCTTAACGTGCATATCAAACCCAGCAAGCAAGATTGCCCTAACGCCAAACTGCAGCACCAGGTTTGCCGCCTGGTAACCTGAATTACAACCCCAACCAATCACGCCAGGCGTTTCAGTCATAATTTTTGTTACATACCCGCCCTTGCATGGCTTTAATTGAACATGGTGCATATTTGGGTATATTTTAGCTGTTAACTGGCACTGAGTAACCCGCAAACCTGAGAAGTCAGGCACGCCCTGGTTAACTTCCCACCATTTCAAATCGGCCCCATACAAAACATCGGCATAGGGCGCAATTTCATAGGCGTTATTTACTGCAGCAACCGTTATTTTGCCGTTTTCGTGGTGCCGCCCGATTTCTTCTGTGACTGCTTTGGCGCTTGGGCCGCTGGCAATGATGCAACAGACTTTTCTTTGCCAGTCTGGGAACCATTCGGGTCGGCTTCGGTCTTTTTTTCAGGGGCTTCAGTCTCTTTTTTACCTTCCTGAGACTTGCCCGCCCCATTAGGCTCCTTGTCCGCCTCAACCAGACCAGCGGCGCAACAACCTTCATATTCAGAGTCGGGAAAGTCTTCTATGACTTGCCCCGGCTCCGCTTGCAAGGCGTTCACGCCGTCCTTTGAATATGTAAAGCTTTTTTTTACCCGAACTTTCATAAAATTGCCCTTTTAGTTTCGTTTTATAACAATAATGATAGTTAAACCGACTTAACCGCTTGGGTTGATACCTGCAGCGGTCAGCAAGTTAATGATTGCATTGACTTTAGTGTAAACCGTAGCCAAAACAGGCGGCGAGTCCGCCATAACCGCAATATTACTTTCACCATTAACCACAACCTTGCCGGTGCCTTGTTCTCTGTAAACACCCGTGTTGTAACTAGACATTTTTCACCTCATCTTAAGAAAAAGCATTAATCTTCAGCGGCATTTTCGCCTGAATTGGTTTCAACTTGCTTAAGCTCCTGGCCGTCAGGCTCTTCAACTTCAGTAACACCAACCAACCTGCTACCGTTTATTGTAGACTCTGCAGGGTGCCTGCCATGGTCATAACGGTGTTCAATTTCTTCAGCGGTTGGAAGAACCTCGCGCAATGAAAAATCAATATTGAAAACGCCTTTTGCATCCTTTTTTATATCAAGGTCAACTGTGTCATAACCGTAAAACTGTTCCCGCACACCGGCGCATGTATCAAGCAACGTTGACCGTTGCGGAATTTCGACGGCAATTCCGCGCTCTGCCGCCCGACCTATCCAATATTCAACGCATGCCCGCCCCCGCTCTGCATCATGTGCATTCGGGTAAGTGTAGTCCATACCAAACAAACATATTTTTTTGACCCCAATATAAACTGCATAGGCAACGGCATAAGCTGCAGTATTATTAAAATAACCGGCCTTAAAATGGTTAAGAACATCAACAAGCGGAAATTCTACAAAACCAGGGTAATCCTCATGAGCCCGGCTGGTCATAATTGGCCCGGCGTGTTTTTTCAAACCTTGCAGCATCACTGCAATGTTGCTTTCAGGTGAAGCTTTAGCACGTATTTCTTGAATACGAACATCGTCCATGTGAAAAATTAAATCTGATTGTAAAATGTTGCCAAGCGCATTAATTGACCATGTTTCACAACAATAAGCATGCCGCCCGCCGATGCGCTTTGTGTGGTCCATATAAGCCTCGGCTGAATACCCAAGGCCAATAATTGAAACTACTTCAGGCACCGGCCTGGTTTCACCATAAACAAGCCTATTCTGGTTTCCAATAAATACCCGTGTTGCTGCCTGCGCTTCAGTCATTTTTAAGTTACCCCGTTTTGTAGAAAAGAATCATTTCGCTATTGCTAACAACAACCAAGGGTTTTGGCAAAGAAAAACGCCGGGGCACCCCCATGCCACCGGCGTCGACTCATACCCCACACAAGAAAAGACAGTTTAGGCTGTAGCAGGTGCGTGTTTCGGGTGTGTCAACAATACAGTTGCAGCAACGGGGACCGCTGCAGTAACCGTGCTGACAATATCAGCGGATACATATTTTTTGTTGCCAATATAACCAACGCGCTTGCTGACATTTTTGGAAGTTCCAGACGTTCTGGTCGCTGTTGCCCCTACACCTGCAGCGGCTTCAGTGCCAATCAGATCAGAGTTTGCAACTGACGTCAGCGACCCGGTCGCGTCACCCTCTTTTACAACCAGTGTGAAAGTTGCGTTTGTTGCTGTGATTGAACCGTAATCGGCAACAATTGTCACACCCTCAAAGCCTGACCGGTCAACGGGCTTACCTGTTTGACCGGTGCCGGTTGTGCCGACTGCAACCGGTGAAACGGTGCGAACGGCCCGCATATTTGAGTAAGAATCGCGCATATTCATGCTCCTTAAACTTGTTTCAGTGTGCCCCGGCTTGCGCCAGGGCTGTTAATTATTTAGAAAGCAAGCTGCTTAAATTAAGCAGAACATTTTTGCTTTCTGATTGCTTCGGCAAGAATGACCTGACCGCCAGAACGCTTGCGGAAATACAGGCGAATATTGCCGCTAGTTGCCTGTGTGTATGGGTCTTTCAGCAAAAACATGCCAATACGGTCAACAATCATGTAACCGCGTCTGAAGTCCCCATATGCCAACGGGTAAAGGCCCGCGCCTTCATTTGGCATATCAGGAAATTCAACGTATGGGTCGCCATCAATGATATTAGGGCGGCCCATTGCAATCCCTGGTTGCCACAAGTATTGACCGTCACCAGTCTTCAGCTTGCGCACGCTTCCAAGGGTTGTGCGGTTCATAATCCAGGTTGCATTACGGGTATACTGAGTTTTCAGGGCATGTTTCAGAGTTATCATTCCGTCTGCTGTCAGCGCCGCTGCAGCACCTGAATTGGTTTCAGAAATATCGCTATTGGTTAGAATACCTTCCATTGCACCAATACCGCTGCCGCTAACAAATTCAGTGCCTTCAAGCAAACTGAATTGCTCTTCAGCTTCCATGCGCAACTCCGCTTCCATATCAAATGCGGAGTCCTCTAGGGCTTCCATAGATATATCAATCAAAGCATACATTTCAGGCGCGTGAATTTCTTCCTGACCATAAGTCAACCCGGTTGTTTCAGACCGTGTGCCCTGTTCAGTTGTGCGCACTGCTGCAAACTGGCCGGTGCGGGTTGGTTGAATAACTGATTTGTTGGCAGTCTTGCGAATACGCGCAATTTGACGGGCTGGTGAAATTTCAGTCACACCCTTGATGATTTCGGCAACAAATTCAGAAGGTGCAAGGTAACCGCCCGCGGTATCAGTTGAGATTGAAAGCGCCTTCAATTCTTCCCTGGCGGCTTCCAGTGCTTTTTGCTGGTCTTCAGGCAAATCAGCAACAGATTTAAAATAGCTGTTGACAACACCATGTAGCCAGTTGTTGCGGTTGCGCTTGATTTCTTCGGAATTAACATTCTTTCCAGAATTTGCAACAACACGGTTTAACTTTGCTTCAAGTTCATCAACCTGCCCGGCAAGTTCCTTTTTTTCAGCTTCAGCGGCTTCAGCGGCTTTGGCCTGTTGCGTCAACTTAACATTGACGTTTTCCAGGTTATCAAGCGCACTGTTAATGCGGTCAGTCTGTTCTTTTAACAGAACGTCAGCATCGCCTTTGGATTCCAGCTCCTTCAGGCGCTGGTCATTTGTGGCTTTGAACTCTTCAAAAGTTGTGTTCAAATCCTCAAAATATTTTTTAATTTCTTCAGGTCTCATGTTTTCACCTATGATTAGCTTGCATTTGCGCTTTCAGGGCTTCAAACCCCTGCAGCATTTCTGCGGCAAAAACATCGTCGCAATGTTCTTCAATATCCGCCATATCAGGAAAACCCTGATTACCAGGGTCGCCCTGGTGCATCTCTTTGAAAACTGCAACCGCCTTCACAGCGTCTTTTTTCGACAACCCTGCATCACGCAAGGCGCTTTCAAAGTCACGTAATGACTTAACCGCGTTGACCCTGGCCTTGGGATTTGCGGGAAAAGTCACCAAACTTATTTCAAACAAGTCAATTTTCTTCAGCGTTCGACTTGGCTCATCTGGCCTAGTGCCGCGCTCACTTTCTTTGACGCGGTAACCAATGGAAAGGCCATTAATTGCCGGGCGCGGGTCTGTCTTCAGAAGTTCATAAACTTCTTGCCCCCTTGGGGTGTTCGCGATTTTTCCTTTGACAAACAAGCCGTTTTCATCTTCTTTCATGTCGGTCCAGACCCCCACCGGCATCATGTCTGCAGCATTGCCAAAAAAACCGCCCCCATGCTGCACCAGCATTGACGGCCATTGCCCAGAATTTTTGGCTTCCTTAATTGTATCTGCAAACGCGCCAGGTGCTATAACATCATCATAGGAGTCGCGGTTGCCAAAAAATGCGCCATACCCTTCAAATTCACCAGCCTTGGCGCTGTCATCATTTGCAAGCTTCAGTTCAATAAAATTTGCCTGGCGTTTATGCATCTTCCGTTTCACTTTCATCTATTTCAGCGGCTTCAACGTCATCACCGGCGCTTTCATCTTCATCTTTAGGGCTGGCAATATCTTCACTGTTCATAGGGACTCGATACTGGTCACCCCCTTCATATGGGCTTAAGTCTTCAAGCTCCCTAATTTCATTGGGCGAAAGCGCTCCAATGCCCCACATTTTATTATAGTATTCAGACCGGTCTTTTGCTGCACCACGCAACAACCCTTGCACGGCCATTTTACAAGAAATACCTTGTTTTTGTTCATCAAGAGTTAAAAAATCACGGTTGGCGGCTTGCTCATACCGCAAAACCCACGGCAACAAAGAATGAACCACATGCGCAATAAAAAATTGTTCTGCACTGGCAAAGGTTGAGGTTTTATCACTATGCATTACCATCATAGGAAAAACACGCATTGCCCTGCATATCTCCTCAACCTGATATTTTCTTGTTTCAATGTGCTGTGTATCCACACCGGTCATGCTAAGTTGTTGAAACTTCAGGCCGCCTTGCAATACGGCCGTTTTCATTGCATTTGCAACACCGCCCTGAGTTTTATCCCAACTTTCCTTAAGCCTGGTTAGCTGCTCACTGTTTAAATTATTTTCAGACGTAATTATGCCGCCAGGTCTGGCACCGTTTGAATGCAATCTTGCATGCGTTTCTTCCGTCACAACAGCCAGCCCAATCGCTTCACGGGCAAGCTTGATGATGTTCAACCCACTGTCACCGTCCATTGACGGCCCCCGCAAATGAAATATGCTATCTTGCGCAACTTCTATGGGTTGCCCGCCATCTTGCGGGGTTATTTTATAAGTTTTGGTAAGGTCTTTTTCTTTTACAACCTGAACATTGCCACTGAGCGGCAACAGCTCTTTAATGCGCCGGTTATTTCGCGAACCAACACGGCTGATTAATGAATAAGCATTGCCGGTCAACACTGCATTAATCACCATGGTTTCAACCCATTCAAAAGGCGTTTGCCAACTGTTGGGGCGGAAATGTAAAATTTCATGAACGTTGTGGTCGTCTAAAACACTGCGTTGCTTATTTTTATCTTTCTTCACCACTCTAAATGGCAGGCTTGCCAGACCTTCAGAAAGAACGCGGGTGCAGGCCAGAACGGTTGTAACCTGCAAGGCTGTATCTTCCTGAATATTAGCGCCAGACTTTGAAAGTCCCCCAATATCAATAAGCGCTGAAAAAGGGTCTGCCAGCGAATAAGGACTCGCCGTTTTAAATTGTTCAAGCCCCCTGGCTAGTGCTTTAAATAAAATGCCCATTAATCAACCTGTTGAACTTTGGCAGACCTTGAACCGGATGCGCCAAATGCTATGCCCATAAGAAACAAACCGGCTGCAATATACATAAGGGGCGGGTATATTTGCCCAAAACCATAACAAAGAAGAATAAACCCAATTATGCCAATTGCATCGGTTGCGCCATCTGCAATGATTGCAACCACTTTATTCATTAACCCCTTAGTCTTATCATTTAATAAATTTGTCATTCCAGATTTCCCCTTTATAAAACGACTATATCTGGCACCGGTGCCGGTTCACCATCATCAACCGCAACAGCTGGCGCAATTGCGTTTATACCAGCGTCAATACCGTCAATTTTCATGGGGCTGTCCTTATCTTCCTTTTTCGGCAAGATAGTTTCATCAACCCCGCGCCTAACAACTACATTTGAAGCCATCCAAGTTAATACCGGGTTTCCATCATGCCCAAATCTATGCGGCCCGGCCTTCACCCTTTTTTCAAGTTCTTTGGCAGGGTCTGTGACGTTTGAAGCTTTTTTATGTAGTATCTGAGCAATAGGCTCTGGCCGCTCATTGTTTAGGTTCACGGCCATTTCTTGTGCCGCTGCGAACTGGTCAAACGTCAGCATTTTTACTGAATACCGGTCTATCCAGGCTTCAAGCTGCCTTCTAATAACGCCAAAATCTATCCAATCACCTTCAGTTAATTGAATATGACCTTCATCAATCCAGCGCCTATAGGGCGCAATACCCTTCATTTTTTCGCTGTCATATTCCTTCAGCGTAACGTCAGGAAGCCAAAAAACGGGCTTCCAGATTAACCGGTCATCCGAATCCCAGGCCGCAACAACCGCCGCGGTCAGGTCATCTTTGTCAGCCAGGTCAGCCCCTATGTAAACGTCCAGGCCGTCAAAAGAAGACCAATCAATTGCCGAATCTTCGCAAGCGTTCCATTTGTCAATTTTCAGCCATTGACTTGCGGCATTCAGCCAGACATTAAGGCGCTTTGTCTTAAATTCAGCGTCGTCACCGGCTGCAGCTTCAATGGCTGCCTGTTTCATGTTTTCCCATGTTGGGGTAATTCCAATCATGGGGTTGGCTTTGCACCAAACATCGGGGCTGAAAGGGTCGTCACCTTCATCAATTGTAAATATGATTGCAAAAATATGGTCTGCCTGCAAAGCACCTTCAAGCACTTTTGTAACTGTCTGGCGTTGCTCATAACAGACCCCGCCCAAATTATAACCCGCTGTTGTGATAATCCACATCATGTAATTTTTGCGGGCACCAAAAGCGCTTTTCATCACATCAAACAAAGCACGGTCAGCATGCGCGTGCAGTTCATCAAGTATGACCGCGTGCGGATTCCAACCGTCTTGCGTTTTTCCTTTTGAATTTACGGGTTGAATAAACCCATCGTTGTCAGCGCATGTGATTGACCTGGCAAACGTCTGCAGACCAAAGCAGTCCGCCAGGTCTGGTGTTTTGTCAACCATGCGTTTTGCAGGGTTGAATACCTTGCCCGCCTGTTCACCCGTTGTGGCACCTATAAGAAGTTGCGGACCTATTTCCCCTTCACACGTCAGCATATAAAGAGTTACTGCAGCGATTTTGGTTGACTTTGCCCCCTTACGTGCAAGCTCTTCATAAACGTAAGTAAATCTTCGGTTTCCATTATCAGTGCGCCGCCAGCCAAAAGAACAAGCTAAGACAAATATTTGCCATGGCTCTAAGTGCAGATTTGGATTTTCCCAAACGCCCTCCACATGCGGCAACTTTTCAACAAAGTCGCAAACGTCATTTGCGTGCCATTCATCAAAATAATACTCCCAACCGTCAGCGGCTTTCTTCAGGTCATTCAAATGACGTTTTGCCGCCAGGCGTACAAACTTGCAATATAGATGGGAGTTTTTTTCTGAAGCTGCATGCTTTGCGTATTTCAGCGCAATGCCTGCATAATCTCTGGCATGCTCAAAATCTTCAGCTAGTGCCACCTTTTAACCCATTTTTTCTAAAGGGGTTTGACCGCGGCGTCTGCCCACCACCAGCACCGGCAACATTCCTGCTTTTAGCCCCGCATAAACCGAACATTTCAGCAAGCCGCCTGGCTTCAACCAAGTGCGCCGCTGGTGGCACTTCATCTGACTGCCAACACAACATAATTGCCCCCTGCAGATTGCAATATGTGGCAAACATGGACGAGTCATTTGCTGTAGCCATGCGGTTTGTTGCTACCCGGTTAACGTCATCTGACCAAATAACCTCCCCGGCTGGGGTCAGCCAATCTGGTTTTTCTGGCAATGCTGAAGGGTCTGGAACCCCCATATTCTGACCGTTAAATCTGCACGGCTGTTGCGTGTTTCTGAGCGCCTTTGTTTGTTCCGTCTCAGCTTTTGGACCCCGTTTCATATTGAAAACCCTATCTCACAAATTTTTTTATGACTCATCAATTTTATTCACTAGAAATATTAAATTTCTGAAAACTTTTATCTGCACGCGCAAAATTTCGAG